AATCCAGACGCGACTACCACGAGGTGATGAAAAATGGCTAATGAAGTACCCTCACAAATAGACTATACGTCTAGAGACTATCAAGCTCTGTTAGAAGACCTAACAAGCCTAGTAAATGTTAGAACGAACTACGCTTGGGCTGCTGATGACCCAAGCGACCTAGGTACAACTCTTCTAGAGTCTTTTGCTTATATGGGCGACATCATGTCTTATTACATCGATCGAGTAGCAAATGAGCTTACCGTAGATACCGCTGCCCGTAGAAAAACCCTAATTGATCTTGGTAAATTGTATGGGTACAGGGTTTCTGGACCTACCCCTGCTCGCCTAAACGTAGTATTTGAAAATATTAGTGATGAAGCAATTGATATTCCTGTAGGAACACAAGTGCTTGCAACCTTGCTTTACGGAGATTTTACAGAAGTTTACTTTGAAACTACTCAAAGTGCTACACAGTTAGCTGCCGGAGATACTGTAACTCTAGCCTGTCAAGAAGGAAAAACAGTTAACACAGATCGTCCTGACTTAATTAGCCCAACTACAAATAAGCCGTTGCCTGTAAACCTAGGCGTTTCTGATGGAACAGCTCAACAAATTATAGATTTAATTGATGTTAACATTGTTGATAAATCAGTCGTTGTTTATGTTGGACAAGGGGTTGCGTTTACTCCATGGAATTATGTGGACTCTTTGACTGAAGCTGGACCAAATCAACTAGTTTTTACAACAAACGTAGATGAAGACGGAAATGTTTCTTTAGAGTTTGGTGATGGGATTAATGGAGCTATACCACCAGCAAACCAAGTAATTAGTGCTTTGTATAGAATTAGTGCTGGCGCAGCTGGAAACCTAAACTCAGGAACTGTTGAAGAAGTTACTTTTATTCCTGGAAACATTGTTCCCGAAGCAATTGGGTACTTAGCTGTTTCTAACCCTTCAGCTGCTTTTGGTGGAGCAGACGGAGACGACAATGACCAAATACGTTCAAAAGTTAAAAACGCCATTACTACTCGTCGTAGGGCTGTAACTACTGCTGACTACTCTGCACTAGCTTCGCAAGTGCCTGGAGTTGGAAGAACAAAAGCTGTGGCCGCGGTGTATAGCGCCGTAACCCTTTATTTACAAAGTCAGAATGATGACTCAGTAACTCCTGGAATTGTTAGCGGCTCTCCTACATTAAATTGGACTGACGTATCAACTGCCGTATCAACGTACTTAGTTGACAAAATACCTGTAGGAACTACTGTCACGGTTCAACCACCTTCATATGTAGATTTTTACGTAACTTTAACAGTTACCGCAAACCCATCGTATAACAACGTAGACATTGAACAAGACATTAGAGACGTGTTTTTAAACCCAGGTGGTTTGTTTGCTTACGAAAGTGTTGGATTTGGACAACTTGTTGCTTATTCAGCAGTTATGGCTAAAGCTGCGGGTGTAGAAGGTGTTGCATCTTTAGTAATTGCTAAGTTAAACACTGACAACTCAAGCTCAGCTTCTACAGCAGGTGTCCAATTAACTAGTGGTCAAATACCAGTATTGCAGACTGCAAACTTAATTATTAACGTAACTGGCGGTTTGTCATGACAGCAGATCTAAAGTCTTAGAGAATAACCCAAGAGAATAGAATAGGTGAGAAATGGCTGCACAGTATCCTTCGTCGATTCGGTCTTTTACCCCAAAGGTAGACCTTGTAGATACAGTATTTGCTGACCACGTAAACGTCCTTCAAGACGAAACACGTGCTCTAGAAGTCTCTCTAGGTACCACTCTTCTATCTTCTAGCTATTTAGGTACTTTTGTTCAAACAGGTACTTGGGCATCTCTGTCTCTTCGACTAGCTAACATTGAAGCTGGCCTAGTTACTGGAGTAGCTGCTGCGCCTTATTTTAAAAAATCTGGAGATGTTATTTCTCCTGCTTCTGGCATAGTTGGCCTTACTGCTAAAACAACTGCCGGAACAACAAACCTTGTAGAAACAAGAAATGCCGCAAACACTCTTCGATTTAATGTAGATTTTGATGGACTACCAAAAGTAGGTACCTCAGAAGTCCTATACGTTGGGGGCGCCGCCTACACTTCTTTAACCACAGTTTTAACAGCTATTGAAACAATCGCAAAAGGAAACAGATTTAATCCATTCTTACTAGCTGGCATGTAACTTAACAGGGGCAAAATATGGCAAAATATGCATTTGGGATTTATGGCGATCCCAGTTTTAAATACGGACAGAGCGATGCTGATCGTCTCTATTACTCTTCCCAAATTACTGCTTGGGCGTACGATTATGGCGTAATCTCTCTTCGTTGGAAAGCAGTTACCGCAAACCCTGCATCTATTGCTTTAGGAGAAACCCTTACTCATTGGCGCCTAACAAAAACTTTTACTGGTACTCCAGATGGGGCTTATTCAGGAGAAGTCATTGAATCAGGCAGTACTGGAGCTTACTTAACAAGTTACATAGATACTGCCTCTGATCTTTCTCAAGCAAATAGAGAAGTTACCTACACTCTTTGGATTTTTAGTACTTTAAGTGGTTGGATTAATTGTGGAACCTCTAAAGTAAACACAATTATTCAAAACAGAACTCAAAGATACTTTAAAAATTGGCTTCCAGCAGCTTGGCTAAATCAAGTTGCAGGCATTGGAGATGCAACTGGTGAGTACGACGAAAATGAATTAACCGAAGTTCTTGATGCTTACGGTTTCGAGTATGACAAGATAAAAGCTCAAGCTGAGCTCTTATATAACTCTTTTGACGCGTATAAAATTCCCTCTAATCTATTAAAGAATAAAATTACTGATCTAGGGTTTATTTATGAGCCTGCTCTTGGCGACACTTACCACAGATCTTTGTATAAAACTGGAAACTTTGTAAACTCTGCTAAAGGAACTAGTGCAGGTATAACAACTTACACCACCGCCTTAACCCACTGGGATAGCGGAATTTCATATGGAAACAACTTATTTTTAGACTATAACGATTCTTCATTTGAAGAATCTGTTGGGCGTTGGGCAGCAACTAACGGAACTGTTGCAGTATGTACCTACGCAAACACCCTATCTACTTTGGGAGTTGGGTTAACTCCTCCAACACCTGTTCTATTTAATAGAGACTACCCGCTACGTCAAATTTCTTTAGGGGTAGTAACCGCTACAAGCACCAGCGATATTACTTTGCGCTGTCCTTCAGCTACCTCTAGCGCAGTACTGTATGGGATTCCAGTAAAAGCTAACTCTAGGTATATGTTTAAAGGATTTATCAGAGCTATAACAACTACGTTTAGTGCAGTAGCAAAAATTCAATGGTTTGATGCTGCGGGCGTTTCTATTTCTACAAGCGTTTCTGGACCAACTTTAACTGCTACTACCGGTTACTGGTCAGAATTTAAATCTGCTTCTTCTGGAGTAGAGGACGGATTAGTTGCTCCAAGCAACGCTGTATACGCTAAACCAACACTAATTATTACCCCTACTGCTGGAGCAGATAAGTACGTAATAGATATGCTTCAATTTAGAGAGCTACCTGTTAGTGAAATTACCGTTAGTGGTAAATTACCCGCCCTTGTATATGAAGACCCAAGACTTGTTAAACTAAACATTAGAACAGACCTTGAAAACTTAATACCAAATCCAGGTTTTGATGTAAATACTACTGGGTGGGAACCGTTTAACGCCGAGTTAATCCAAGTAACCCCAGCACCTACAAACTCAGCTATTTTTGGCAACACTGTAGCAAAACTTACTGCCTTATCTAACGGACGAGTGGCTCTTATATCTGATTGGATTCCTGTAACTCCGGGAGCCCCACATAACTTTGCTATATACGCAAGTGGGGTTGCAAAAGTAGCTAAAGCAAGAATTGAATTTTCTTCACCACAAACAGAAGAAGAGCAAACTAACGTACTTTCTGATGTAGACGGAAGATATTTTAAGTCCGAGCCTTATTACGCAGACAGCGAACCTTTGACACTAACTAGTAGCGCAACTCGAGTATCAGTGTCTGCGGTATCTGCAGTGTCTACTCCAGATTATGGAAACCCCCTGTGTAAAGTATCTATTTATGTAGACAACGTTGTAGCTGGAGATGTATTTTATTTTGATGGAGCAATTTTAGCTGAATCAACAGAGGTTATTGATTACTTCCAGGGTAATGGTGCTCCAGTACCCAACGATCCAAACGTTAACACGTACTACAAGTCTAGTGATTGTTTTTGGGAGCGTAGAAATCAAGTAAATTTAGTTTCTCTTTCTACTTTAGAAAATGCAAATAAGTGGACAGCGACATCTGGAACAACCTTATCTATAAGCACTTCAGAGTTTAAATACGGAACTACCTCTTTAAGTCTTTCTGCTTCTGGAGGTGGATCCGCGTCTACCGTAGTAAAACTACCTATGGGAGCAGCGTTAGGTGGAGAAGATTTAGTAATATCTACTTACATAAAAGGACCAGTAGGCCTTTACTCAATTAGCACAAACGGGCAAACGTCTGGTAATTTTAAAATTACTGTTCCAAACGTTTGGACTCGTATTGAAACTCAAAGAGTTGCAGTAGCGGCAGAAACGCAGTTTACTATTACAGTTTCTTTGTCTGACGCGGGTTCAGGCACTAAAGTATTTTTCTTAGACGGTATTCAAGCAGAATACGGAAGACTTTCAACTCCCTATATTGATCCAGCAAATGCTCAAACATCCATATTTACAAACCCATCAGACGCAGCAGAAACCGTATCTGTTGCTAATAATCTTATGGTGAGTAGCGGTAAAAGTTATTACGCAAATCGTTACCTACAAAAAAGAGCACGATTAACCTCAACACTAAACAGCTTTATGCCCTCTGGATCTACTTGGTCTGTTCAACCATTCTCATTATTGATTGGTTTTCCAGACGTTGAAGATAATCTTGTTCCTTCAGGTTCGTTTGAAAACAGTACGTACGGCTGGTCTGGAGTTTCAGCAACTCTTGTTAGAACTGCTGCTAGAGGAAGCATCTTTGATGAGACACTTGTCCAAGGCGCCGCCTACGCAAAAGTAAAAGCGTCTGGTTCAGGAACTTTTGGGGCTATTACAGAGTTTATGTCAGTAATACCTGGAAAGGGATACTACAGCTCAGTAGCTATTCGTCCAGAAAACGAAGACGCATACGGAACCTACGTGTTAACCCTTAAATGGTACGACTTAGCTTACAACTTCTTACGAGAAAAAACAGACACCGTAGTACTAAACCGCGGAGATCGTTGGGCATACTTAAACATAGTTGCCCCTGGATCTAAAACAGTTAACTTAACTAACGTATCTGTAGCCTCTAACGTAGTTACTATAACTACTCAAGGAAATCACGGATTCTCAGTTGGTGAAGAACTATACGTAGGTATTGGAGACTCAGCTTATAACGCTATTAACGGAAGCATTATTATTACCGCTGCAACCCCTAACACATTCTCATATGGACAGACATTTGCTAATACAGCAAATACAGCAATAATTGGAAGAGCTAGTTTTGCTAACACCAGCATTGGTTTTGCAAAAATTCAAGTGACTTGCACCCCTTCCGTTTCTGGAACTGGTCGAGTCTTCCATCTTGACAAGGTTTTGTTTAGGCGATAGGTTTCTGCCCATGACCGAACTATTAGTAGCAGCTTGGGCCACGGCCTGTCTATTAACGGCCATAGAAGAACTATTAATATCCTTAGGCAAATGGAGAGGCTTACTCGCCCTCTCTATGAGCACAGTGGCTTGTTTTGTTCTTATGCCTATAGGTTGGAATTTAATCTTTTACGTCCTTGCTTCAGCTTTTGTAGGACTAACCTCCTCAGTTGTTGTTGAGAACCTTTTAACAGGTACCCCAGACAGAATTCAACGCGGCTTGCCAAGAAGGGTACCTCCGCTATAGAGTCTGCTCCGACAAGGAGGAGACTATGAAGTCACCATATTCAGACCCAAACCTTTCGCTACGTGCTAGAGGTTTATTTGCCTATTACGTTGAAGTTGGACGTGTGTTATCTGCGGAAGAAATGTCCGCATCTGTCCCAGAAGGCCGAGACGCAATTAGAAATGCTATGGCAGAATTAAAGCTGCAAGGTTATATAAAAGCCGTAAGGCATCAAGATAACTCTGGTCAATGGCGTACAAACTTGAAATTCACCGACAACGGATTATCAGGCGTTCTATACATGGACAGAGGTATAGTCACTAATACTAATACTAGTGATATGTCTACTAGAGTTAAGAGTATAGATACAGTTACTAACGTAACTGTATCTATAGAGGCTGCGCCTCAAACCGAGAAAGGAATTAAAATGGGTTGGGACATGTTTGAAGACAGCACACCCCCAAAATCTAAGAAGAAGGTTTTGGACACCGAGGATGACTCAGGTGCTATTGGGAAAGTAAATACCTTGAAGGTCGGGGGAGCTCGACGTAAAAAGACTAAGGTTGAAGTAGAAGCCCGTAATAGGATCAATGTCCCAGAAGAAGACTGGGTTACTGGAGATCTTGTTGCAGAGTTCTACGATTTGTACATTGCTACCTGTGGCGGTAGTGGCGCAGTAAATCAAATTTCTGGAAAACAGCTTGCTACTTGGATTAACAAACGAGTTGGTGAGGGTGTTGAACGTATTCACATTCTCAAGGGCATGCGTATGTTCTTTGGTGATACAAGAGTTATTTCAGACCCTGGTTTTGGACTTCCTATGTATCAAAGATTTATGAAGTATTACGGAATGATCCACGGAATGGTAAGTCGAGTTGACGAACCGATTGGTTTAGACGAAGATATGCTAGCGCATCAGGAAAAGATGCTGAAACTATTGGAGAGCTAATGTATAAACTCGAAGAT